TTAGTTTTTCTTCCAAAGTCAATTGCAAGATCTGCTGTGTGGGTTGCTTGAATAATTTTTAAATTAGGATTCTTACCTATCATCCAAGCTGGTAAAAAGTAGGATGCAAATTCTGATTTTGTATGACGTGGTGGCATGTTTACAATTAAACGGTTTATTTTGCCTGTAGCCAGGTCATTAAACTTCTGTCCTATGTCTCTGTGGTGTTTGCCTTCAATAAATTCTGGCCACATATATTTTACAAAATTTAGAAAATCATGTGTAACCAAATTTTGCATATTTTTTAGCTGATCAGATAACTGTAGGTCTGCGTATTCCTGAGCCTCGTTTTCAGGCAAATTTTTTATAATATTTTTTGGATCTATCATTTCAAAGCTGTTTTCAAATCAACCTACCATGACTGTGTTTATTAAGCAATATAGGGTAAGTCTGGGACCCCTACTGCCTTTTAGGGTGGGCCCCCGCCCGTAATTTACGAGCTATTTGCAACCTGCAGTGGTACCTCTATGGGGGTGGGCCCGCCCCAGTTTACAAGCAGAAGTTGTGTGACATTTATGCAACAGGTCGGGCGAAGCCCGACCCATTTTGGACATAGTGTCTAGGATTATCCTTGACACTATATCCTGTGGTATTTGTTAATCTAATAATACCATGTATGCTTTCGCATTGTGTTTTCTAAACCAATGCAATCTCTCTCTCATCTCTTGCCAATGTTTGCTACCACCTGTGCCGAGTTCCTTATCTTCTACTGTGGCTAATGCCTCGTGATAGAATATCTCGTCATGCTTCTTTGCTTCCTCTTGTGTCAGTTCAATAGACTCGCCTGTAAATCTATTGCGTCTAGTATAGTCGTGGTTTGTTTCTGCTTTCATATTTCCTTTCATTATTCTGCTGAGTTATAAAATAGATCAGTAATAAACTTATCTATTTCCTGATCCGATAACCCCTTTGCTTTGAGGTCATCATAATAATCTTCGTAGGCTCTTTCAAACCATACTGTATTTACTTCGCAACTCATGACTGGTTCTCCTCGTTAAAGGTTGCCTGTTGCTCTTTCCAGTTTTCCATACACGCATTGTAATAGTCGTTGTACTCCTGTTCGCAATCCATACAATGCTCATTGCTATTGACTGCCCACTCGTCGTTCTTAGGTGTGCAACCACACTCTTTACACGTTTTCATGATAGTAGTCCTTTCGTTATTATTTATCATATGTAGGATAGTATATTATTCTGCGATAGTGTCAACCCCTCTTTCAGTTATTCTAGTAGAACCATATTCAGTTTTCTCAGGGTCATTGATCGGTTTTTCCAGAGGCTCGGCTCTGGGATCAAGTGCAACTATGCGTTGCATATGTGTCTTTATAAAATCCATTAAACAACCTTGACTGCAAAAATAATTATATACTTGATCTCGGTGATACCACGATCTATCTGTGTTCTGTTTTATTTTTCTAGTTCGCAAGACTTTAGAACCTTTAGAACCTCGCACACGATCAGTCGTATGATTTTTATGGCAACTCGTACCATGACACCAAATAAAACTCATGTGTACCACCATAGAATAGCGATTGAAACTACAAGCGCTATTCCCCACTCTATTAAAGTTAGTTCCATTTTATTCTCACTTGACCAGTTGCATTTCGCCAACCCTCAGCGTCTAAGTCCCAATAGATTAAACAAGGGTTGCCGTCTTTTGATAAAAAGGCTTTGCCCTCAGTTCCGTCAGGTTTATCAAACTGACCTTTACGAGTTATTATTTTTTTATGTTTCTTCGCAAAATAAGTTATATAAAAATTACTCATTACCAACTTTCTGCGTGATGATGTATG